TAATCCATAATCCAATACAAAATGCCATCACCAAGTCATCGTTATAACCTTTCATAGCTTCAGCTCTACCATTCATAAATATAAATGTAAACAATTCATCTATCAAACGATTAGAACGAACTACAACTGCTTTTTCTCTAAAGTATTCATCTAATTTAGATACAATTAAAGGTCTAGTTTTTGAAGTTGTAGAAAATCCAGCTACCATTTGTCTTTCATCGGCTCGATATTTGTTTCTCATTTGATGTTCGATATCCACATACTTTAAATCCTTACTCATATAGAATAGGTTTTTATATCCTCTATCAATTACCTGTTGGATACAGGCCCATCCTATATTTGCATTCTCTATTACTAATAATGCATCATTATATTGAGTAGATAGTTCAACTAAGAAATTACCAAAATCTTTTGTATCAACTTTTCCTTTATATTCAGCGACTTGAGTGGATGTGTTAATTTCCATAACATGTGCTGCGGAATAATCCGAACCATCTCCTCTCGCAACATCGGCAATTACCATATAAGAACCACCTGGTGATGGATATTCCCATCTCCAAAGATTACCATCAAATCCTGTTTTTTCCAATGGGTCTTGACAATATGATTCTTTATAAAACATTAACAATTCTGGTTCTATTACAGTGTCACCAGAAGATACGAAATCACAATCACATTCTTGTGCAGCTTTTTTAGCACCTAATAATCTTTGCTGTTCATCTCTCCAACTCTGGTCTCTTTCCGGATGAACGGTCCAATGTAATCTAATTGTATTAAATGGATTTGTACCTTCTTCCGCTTCTAACCAAGTTTTATGAAACCAATTACCAACACCATTAGGAGTAGAAAGGGCAATACAAGCTCCACCCGTTGAAAGTGTTGATTGAGCTGCTACCCATATTTCATCAATACTATCAATGAAAGCGGCCTCATCAAATATTAAAAGTGATAACGCTTCAGAACGGCCCGCATCAGGAGAAGATGCAATTGCTTTAATTTGAGAACCATTATGTAAACGAAGGGAAAGTTTATTATCTTCCAAAGAACCACCTTTAAGCCAACTAGGAAGTAGTTCATGCATCACTCTTACCTTTGTTACTAAGTTCTTTGCTACATCTTGCTTTGTTGCAATAACTAATACATTAAAATCGGAATTAAATATCATTTTCCAAAGTGCGTATCCAGCCGAAAGAGTTGAAATACCGGTTTGACGAGATTTTAATACTACATTAAATCGATTATCTTTAAATTGTGTTAAAGTTTGTTCCTGAAATGGAAAAAGGTGAAAAGGTATCTTACCTCTTACCGGATGCTGAATCATGCAATATTTTTTCATAAAGTGAATCGGGTCTACCGCACACTTTTTGTATTCATCTGCAATAATCTCTTTTAGAGATTTTTTTTGTGTTATACCAGTGCTCATATTAATCGTTAAGTGGTCTTACTAAATCGTAATTTTTATCTTTTAATTTTTCGTAAGCTTCATTTCTTAATTTGGTGGCTAATTCAATTTCACCTTCAAACTTAACAATCTCCATAAGGATTTCTGCTTTAAGTTCTTCAACATCCCTCTCCATACTCCAAGTTTCAATCTTACCATCTTCTTGAACCACTTCATATGTTTGTTTTGCATCTCTATAAGCTTGTTTAAATTGTGCAACTATATCATTACCATGAGATATCATATTAGAATATATTTTATAATTCTCATATGCTTCCCATAACCCATCTGCTTTAATCTGAGATTCACTTAGTGTAAGACAATGTAAGCAATATCCAGTTTTAGATATTAATTTTTTATCTATTCTACTTATCTTAATTGTTTTGCAATTATCTGATTTACAGCTATTTAATTTATCTAGATAAGCTCTAGTTTCAGCCATAATATCACCTAATTCCGAAAATTCTATTTTACCACCTTCTGTTTGTTCCCAAGACTTACCATTTTCATCTGTCCATTTTTCACCAACTTTTCTTTTTACAATTTCTTTGTCAGCTCCAGCAAATGATACAAATGCTTCTTTTTGATAATCACCCCCAGTCAATACCATATCCACCAACTTTCTACGGGTTGGGTGCATAAATTTTTTATTAAACTCTCTTGCCATATTACTTACGATATATTTGTATATATAAGTATATCAAAATTCAAAAAACGATTAACTATCGAAAAAAATACCTAAAATTTGATTTAGGGGTGCGAATGCACCTGTTAGTTTGTAAGTGTTACCATTATAGACAAATACAATACCTTCATTTGGTACAATTTTATCAAATCCACCTAAAGTATTTAAACGTTGTAGTTCTAATTTAAGTTTTTCAACTTTCTTAGGGTCACCACTTGCTTTTACTTGAGCGATTGTTGATTGTAAACGAGCTACCATTTGTCTTTTGGCAGAATCAGGATTTGCAGTAAGTACCGATTCCATAAACGATAATACATCTGCACCAACTCCTAAGAATATCTCCTCAAATCTCATTAGATTTTGTTTTGATATCTTTTGTTGGTCTTGCTTATCAGTTTGTTCAGCCCAAGCTCTTAATTTAGGGTCTTGTATTGTTGCTATTCTAAATGATTTATCATTAAATGCCCATCTTTTTACCAATCCTATTTTTTCTTGTGCATCTAATTTTTTTCCACCCTTTTCTACGAACTTACTCCACCAAGCCTGATGATAATCGGCTACACCATCATTATCGGATAAAGCAAATTCAGATTGTAATTTAGAAATCATTCCTAAATACTTTCCTTGTAATTTGGCTAGCTGCTCTGATTTAGGTAACTTAGTCATTGGTGGTCCTTGTATTGTGTACTTAGATTGTACATGTGCATTTACTTGCTTAATCATACCACCTAATATAGATGCCGCTTGTTGGTTCTCACCTACAATAGTACCAGCATCATCATATTCAAATGTACCATGAAATACTAATAAGGGTTGGTTGTATGGAATTACGTTTACCGATGTTGGATATATTACTTCCAAATTCATAAAACATGCACCATCCTTAAAAATTTTCTTTCTTTGTGGTTCAGATAAAGCTGCTATTGCTTTTGATAAATCTTGCATAGCGAAATTGTAAGCATCAGTTAATCCACCTCTACCAGCAAACTTATCTGCAACCTGTCCTATTGTCATAGCACCAGCTCCTTTACTCTTTAGATGTGATTTATTACGAGCTGCAACTAACCTACCATTTACCCAACTAATTGCCAATGCTTGCCCATCAGTCTTCTCTCTAGTCAATTCCAAATCACCATTAAGTGCTTTGGTTACAATTGATTTAAGGTCACCAAATGTAAGATTCATTTCAATATCAAAAGGATGATTCATATGACCATACGCACCACCTTCTAATAATAATGATTCGTTTACTGATTCTTTTTTCAAATTTCTTTTCTGAAGAACTAATTGATTAATTTGAGAAAATATATCTGCAATATCTTTATCTAATTTCTTTTCATCCGCACTCATTGGAGATTCGATATCAATATTAGAATAGAGTTTTTTCTTTTTTGCAATTAATACCTCTGCTTTTTTTAGTAAATCAGATTTTACTTTATCTAAATCTTTTAGGATTTCAGATGAAGTTGCTTCATTTGTAGATTCGAATGCAGATGGTGTTTTAATTTTTCTCCAACCTCCACCAGGTGTTCTAAATATTCTAGCCGGTATTGGTAAAGTAGAACCTATTGGAAGTTGTCTTTCATATTCTTTATCAACATGTATAATTTTGGTTATGAATTGTTTTGTTTTATTATCAGAACCCACTAATTCAACTTCCACATTTACAGGCTTACCACCTACTTTCATTTTACCAGCAAATAATTGTCCTTTTGTAAATCCTTCTTCTACTGGAGTATATTCTTCGCTACCATCGCCATCTAATTTAGATTTTAATTTCTTAGCATCTTTCGGGTCTGGTGCTCCGTTAATATATCCACCTGGTAAAGATAACCCTACACCGGCTCCTCCACCCAATCCCATTTCATCTATCATTTCATTTATATCATCTTTTGAAATTATTTGTGGTTTTTGGTTTTTAGGAAGTTCCCAAAATCTTTTAGGTTTTTCTAATGGTTTA